TAAGGGTATAAGAATTGACGTTGGCTCCATATTTTATCCTCGATGATGTACAGATATTCAAATAGTCAATATAGATAATATCTGGTATGAAATTGTTTTTGACCTTTAACTCGTTAATTAAATGTCGGAAATTCGCCGAACCAGCACTTGCCGTTGGGTATTCTTTAATTTTAAGTTTACCCTTTACTTTATCCTTTAGTCGATTCATCTTTTTCTCATATGAATCCTTTGGGATAATTTGTAATTCTTCCATTCGAATATCCAGAAGATTTGCGTCGATACGTTCGGCGATACGTTCTTCGGCCATTTCCAAAGTAATGTATAAAACATTATAACCTGCCATCATATTGGCAGCGGCACAATGACACATAAACAAAGATTTACCAGCGCCAGTTCCTGCCATTATAATGTTAAGTGTTTTCTTTGGTAGGCCGCCGTTTGTAATTCGATTCATATAATCTAAATCAAATGGAATACGATCTTCTTTCTTTCTATAAAACTCAAACCGTTCTTCTGCATCATCAATAAAGTCGTGGCCGACATGAGTATCGAAGGTGACGCCCAAAGCATCTTGTAGAATTTTGGGAATAGAACCTTTTGATTGTTTACCATTTTTATCGTCAATGATTTGAATAGAATTCATTATGGCATTATAGATTGCTTTCTCTTGACAGAATTCTTCAGTCTTATCAAGTAGCCATTCTATTTTAGTATCCGGATCATGTTCAATATTAGATAAAACATTTTTGCAGTTCTCAAACGTTTCCTGATTGATATTAGATTTGTTGGCCAAATCAATGGCCAACGCTTCTTTTGATGGGAAGTTATTATATTTCTTTACATATTCGTCAATAAGACCGAAAATAACCTTATCTTCATATCCAGAGAAATATTCTTCTTTTAAAAATGGAATTACCTTTCTAGCATAATCTTCATTATATAGTAAATTATTGAAAATAATTTGTTCAATAGACATTATATTATGCTGCTTCCATTTTTTCTAGTTCTTCTTCAACTTCTTTATCCGATTCTTCCATATCATCTTCTAAGATTGAATCAACTGCCATTTTATATTTACGTTCGATAAATCCAGCTAAATCAGTTTCTTTTAAAACTTCTATCCAAAATTCTTTATTATTTTGAATTTCTTTGGCTCGATAGTTTTTGGATAAAACTTCTCCAGTTTCTGGATCAACTCGACAATACCAACCAACTTTTGGCTTTTGTATATATCCTGCTTCCAATGCAATATCTAATAGGCCGGACCATCTATTAATTCCGCCATTAAACGAAATCGTAATTGGAATTTTACTTTTTTCTTTTACGTAACGGGATTTTTCAACGTTAATTACAAAATGGTATCCAGCTAAATCTTGGCCATCTTTATCTTGTTGACGGCCCAAAATCCAAATATTACTTGCAGAATAAATTCCGCCAGTTCCGCCGGATACAATATCCTTTGGGAACATTCCAATTTCTTTATAAGTGTGGTTGACCACTACTAATGGAATATCTTTTAAGGTTAGGTGCGGCGTTACCATACGAAACAAAGATTTAAGCTGCTTAGCTCTAGTCATATCCGCAACGGATTTTCCATCCAGGGCATCGTCAACTTCTTTCTTTGAAGCCAAATTACCAACAGAATCAATAACAATCATTACATGATCGGTTCTATCCAATTCTTTCATTTGTTGCATAATATCAAATTTTAATTGTTCAATGTCCGTAATTGGCGTATGAACAACTGAATCTGTTGGAATATTAAAGGTTTTAAAATAATCTTGCGGAGTACCAAATTCCGAGTCATAAAATAAAATAACACCTTCTGGATATTTTTTCAAAAATGAAGATGCCATTAACAGAGAAAACCCTGTTTTAAAGTGTTTGGACGGCCCTGCTAGCATCAACAAACCTGGTGCAATCCCGCCATCAATACTTCCACTTAATGCGGCATTAATCATTGGGACAGTAGTTGGAATCATATCTTGTTTGGTATAAATTTTACTATCCGTTAATGTACTTGTAAATTCACTTGTACTGTTTTTTATCAATTTATCTTTTAATGACATTATAAATCACCTCATATCGTTATTGTTAATTTTGAGTATACCTCTTTTATCCATAGAAGTAAAGCTTTTTTTGTTCTTACTTCCTTTCGGCCTTCCTACTTTTGATTTAGGTTTCCTTAAGCCCGTATTAGATGCAATTAATAATACAATTGCTAGTGGATCAAATACCATTACAAGAATTATAATAACAATTCTAACTGCACTTTCCAGTTGGTCATTAGTTGAATTTGAACCATAAATTAGATCAGAAATATATTTAATTGGCCCGACTTCTGCTTCGATATTAGCTTGCTCTCTTTGAATTAACGATTTTTCATCTTGAAATTCTTGAATTTTATTAAAGGATTCATCAATTATTTTTTGAAGGGATTCCCTTTCTTCTTTTTGACTTTCCCTTACTGCTATCGAGCCGCTAGATCCCCGAATTCTTTTTGCATCAGTCAAAACTTGAACAGCACTATCTAACTGATTAATTACTGCCTCGGAATCGGATATTCTTCTTCGTTCCCTTTCAATTCTCATATCTAGTTGTTCAACAGATATATCGTTTCCGGCCGAAGGGGCAACTTGTTCTAAGTGGGCTTTTGATAGAAATCCAAAAATGCCCATACTTGTAATAAACATTAAAATTAAAACAATGATTGTTAGGTAATATCTAATTGCCCTGTTGGCGGTATTCCAATATTTATGTAACCAACTTGCTGTCGTAACTTTACCAACTTCCAATACAATTCCCATTACAATAACCGGATACCACGCACCTGCAAATATTGTTGCTAGCCCAACAATTGAGTAGTAAGCAGCGACCCCAGATATACTAAGGGCCACTAGTAAAGAAATGTAATTAATCATTTTCTGAACCTACATAAGAATTGATTCTATCAATAAATTCATTAATTTTTTCAACTCTATTAGGCCATAAAATATGTGTTTTTTCGGGGTCTTTTGACAAATTAATTAAAAGCGGCATTATCATATCCCTAAGGCCAAAGAGTTTATCTTTGGCACTTAGTTCAACTTCACTAATTTGTTGTTTAAGTATATTTTCTTCTTGTTTTAATTCATCCTCCGATACGAGGCTAAACCCAAAATCATACGATTCGTCTAGTTTCATTTACTTTCCTTATGAGAAAAAATCATCCAATGAAGCCCTACGCTCAATATCCCAACCTTTAACTGCGGCAAAAGATCTTACTGGCTCTAAAAAGGTTTTATTAAACTGCTCTTCAACGTTAATATATTTATCCAAGCCGAGTTCTTTTGGAAGCTCATCTGGAGCTGCAATTACCGTATCATATGAAGGATTTGGCATTTTAAGATAAGCAAATCTAATTTTATCGCCTTCGTTAATCATAGGTAATACATTTTCAAGTTTCTTTCTTTTTACCATATCGTTGTAAATTAAAGCGCCTTTTACATGTATAGGGGTTCCTAATTTGTAAAGTTTAACTGGATCTGAATACTTTTTAAGCCCCTTCACACCAGAAGGTTTTGCAATTTTTTCAAAGGGCATTTTACTATGCTCTTCTTTAAACTTTGAAATTGATTCAATTAATTCTTTTTCAGTTCCTTGAAGGAAAATTTTATACATTTTTTCTAAGGCTTCTCTACAAACATGTGGAGTTGAAGAACGAATAGCCTCAACGCCTGAGATTTTAATAAGGGGTTCTGAATATCTAACACCTTCAATATCCCACGCCGCCATAATATACATTTTCTTTTTACGCCAAATTGCAGTTTCAGCAATAATTTCGCGCTTCATTTTCATTTTTTGTAGATTTGAGTTCATATATACCGAAAGGTCTTTATAACAGTTTTCAATATAAGACTCAACTTTTTGTTGAATAAATTTATCTAACGAATCTACAATTTTAGTTTTATCAGTTTGGTCAGCAAAAACCCTATCAACTAATTCTTTCATTTCAACATAAATAGAGTCAGTATCCGAGGCAATTACATAATCAACATCCTTTGTTTTTAAAAGCTTATTCATATACATGTTCATTCGGTCGCCAATCCACCGAATAGATAATTGCCCAGACGTAGTAATTGCCTCAGCTAAGTTGCGGTCGAACCACCTAAAATACACATTACCCAGATTCGCTACAGAGCGCCATAGGCAGAATTAAGTTGAATTTTCTTCGCTTGTTGCATATTATGGTAGCGAGAAATATCATTAATTAATTGCCTACGACGCGCCAATAGCTCCTCCTTTCTTTTTGCGCTGGTTACATTTTTTTCAAATTCCATTCCGTAGCCTTTCCTTTCTAACCTAATTTAGATAATTCTTCTTCAATTTGTTGAAGTTCTTGTTTGGCTTCAATCATTTTCTTTTTGTAAATAACTCGATCGTTATACATTTTTTCCATTAAAGTTGGTAGAAATCCTTTAAATGATTGATCGTACTGACAACCATTAGCTGCAACAGTATAAGATGGATCGTCCGAATACTTGCTGTTATTATATTTCCCTGATAACAAAAATTCAAGGTCAGGAAAATTGCTTATTCTCCCTCTAAAGGTTTCTGGGGAAATATTATATTGCATAATTAAATGGGGGTATAGGGAGTTCAAGTCAAAAGATACCGCCCATTTATACTCAGCTGGGTTTGGTTCTTTTACATAACCACCAACAAACGGTTCGTCCAAACTTTTCTTTTTGAATTGTGGAATTACAATTTTATTACTTAACAAGTAATTATGAATAATAACATCCCAAGGTCTGACCGTTGACATTGTATCTTCATAGTTGACTTTACCATCATAAGCAATAGCCATAACTTGTTGAATAAAGTTTAGTTTCTCTTCAAGTCTATCTACTAGCACACAGTCATAAATATTATATTCGATAAATTTTTGAAAATTATTTTTATATAATTCAAGTAGATTTCCATATTCCGAATAATCAATTTTTTGCTCATTAAGTTCTATTTGAGCAATATAATCAAGCTTATACGATTCTTGATTTCCAAAGGTAAACTTTCGATAAAGTTGGTAATAATCCAATACCGAAACTCCCATAATGTCATAACTTTGGTTTTGCTTACCTCGAAATTCAATATGTTTTTCCCTTAAAATTTTCCAAGGGGATAGTCGGCGGGCAATATCCATACCCAAAAGAGTTTTAATCCTATTAATCGTATAGGGAACGTCAAAAAATTCGATATTCCAACCAGTTAAGATATCAATATCTAGGTATTCCCATGCGTCAATAAATTTATTCAATAATTGGTATTCATCTTTACATTTAATGTAAATAATATTTTTATCATCTGTATAAAAATCCCCACAACCAAATACATAAGACTTTTCATCCATACGTATTGTAATTGCTGTTATTTCCTTATCCGCAAGTTCAATGTCAGGAAACCCTTCATCTGCGGCACACTCAATATCAATAGTGGCCACTCTAACAATACTTTGGTCGTAATCAATATTATCTGAAAATTCATCAAAAATGTAAGTATACGTAAAATTGGTTAGGCCGTATATTTCTAGGTTAGAAACATCTTCGTATCTTTTAATAAATTCTTTTGCTTCAGTAATACTTTCAAAGTAAATTTTATCTACAGGGTTGCCTTCTAAAGTTTTATATTCTCCATTTTTTGCGGGAATAAACATATAAGGTTTATAGTACACTACCTTTTTTTCACGGATTCCATTTTTATATCCTTTAACATATAATTTTTCTCCACGTTGAAAAATCGAAGTATAAAAATCCATTTATTTCTCCATCTATCATATTAAACTTTAGTATACTATATTTCTACTAAGAAGTAAAGTAAAAAAGGCGGTCATTACGACCGCCCTTTCTTCTACCGAATACTTTGGTAAACTGCTTCGCGGATTTCGCCGCGAGATAAACCAATGTCGTTAAGATCTCTATCTGACATTTGTTCTAATTCTTTAATTGCTCGTTCAGCAGATGATCTCTCAAATGCTTTCACGATATTCTTGAAGAAATTCTTCATTAGTTTTATCCTCGTTTTTTTGATTAATTTCAATTTTACGAGGCTTCAGCTCTTCTGGGATTTCAATCTTCAGTTGTACTGACAGAATGCCATCCTGAAAGTCTGCTCCATTTACAATAACATATTCAGACAGCCTAAAGGTGCGTTTGAATTTCTTGGTGGAAATACCACGGTGAATATACTCGCGACCCTTCGATACGTGCTCGCCAGTTACAGTTAGGATCCTATCCTCAACT